GTGCAGATCAAGTCGAAGGGCATCGACGGCGCATTTTTCCGCGTCGAGTCGCTGACGCACGCAGGGGACACGCACGGCACAGAATGGCACACGAACTTAACTTTGAGGTATACCTGATGGCCGAGAACGCCCCAATAGACGCGCTGCTGTCGCTCGTGAAGGCCCAGCTGCTTGACGTCAATACCGCGATACCTGGCACAATCGTGTCCTACGCTGACGGCGTGGCATCCGTACTGCCGACCGGCAAAAAGCGATTCGCGGACGGCGACGCTCTGGACTACCCGATTATCCCGAATGTGCGCGTGTGCTGGCCGTCATTCGCTGGCGGGTTAGCCGGGGTGAAAGGTCCGGTGTTGCCCGGAGACAGGTGCTTGATAATCGTGGCGCAACAGGCTGTTGACGGGACCGACGATCGGCGGATGTTTGACCTGCAGGACGCTTACGCGGTGATGGTCGACCTTGGCCGGTCAGGCGCCGGAGACAGCGGTAACAATGTGGAAATGTCGATATGGTACGGACCCGGGAACATACAAATCACTTCCGACGGACAGATCAAGATCAACGCGCCCGCTGGCGTCGTAATAACCACCCCGAGCACGCTCAACACGGGCACGCTGACGACCGAAGGGATGTTGACGTATCAAGCCGGAATGACGGGCTACAATAGCACTGGAGGCGCATCTGCCACAATTACAGGACCGCTCACGCAGACTGACGGCCCGCTGTCGTCTAACGGCATCGTGCTTGACACTCATGTACACGGCGGAGTGCAAACCGGCGGCGGAACAACAGGAGAACCTCAATGAGAGATATTGCGCTTACAGACGGCCACGACCTCGCCATTTCGGACTTCGACTTGCTGATTATCGACGGCGCGGAGCAGGTCAAGCAGCAGCTGCTGATCAAGCTCAAGCTGTGGACTGGGGAGTGGTTCCTTGATACAGAGTTCGGCACACCTTACCTGCAGGACATCCTCGGCAAGCAGCTCACGCTCTCCGGAGCCGTGGCGGCTATACGGAAATCGATCCTGGAGGTGTCCGGCGTACGCTCGATTGACTCCTTCAGTTTCAATTTTAACCGGCAAATGCGTACCTTGCAAGTGGAATTTGAGGTCACAACCCCGTACGGGATAATGGAGGTATCTACATGAGTTTAACCGCTGAAGGTTTTGCCCGTCTGAGGCTTGCCGAAATCAAATCGCAGTACGACCAGCTTTTCATCGACGCGCTCGGACCGGTCAACACTGGAGCGGATGCGGTTGTAGGACAGGTGATCGGGATCTTCTCTGCCGCACTTGACGACGTCTACGAGGCGCTGCAGGCGACTTACGACGCGATGTACCCGTCTACAGCCGAGGGGGCGTCGCTTGACGGTGCCGTGTCGTTTGTCGGTATCGAGCGGCTTAAAGCGACAGCGACGCAGTGCGTGGCGATGATTTACGGCACGCCGTCAACACTCGTCCCCGCCGGTGCGCTTATGCGCGATACAGCCGGCCGGCAGTACGCTACAAGCTCGGATGTCGTGATCAGTGCCGCAAATGCCGGCGACGCATATATATCGATTGACAGCGTGGAGGAAGGGGAGACGTACCAGGTCATTTCCGCTGGAAAGCTCGCATCGTATGTGGCGCAGAGTGGTGATACGGAAAGCGATATCGTCGACGGGATGGTTGCTGATGTGGACGATGCGTATTTCCTTGCGACGAACGCTGCCGGCAAGCTCCGGATGCGAGCAGCGGACCAGCAGGCATCATTCGCGCTGACGGTGGACACGAAGATGTCTGTCGAATCAATAGGATCCCCCGTGGTCTGCGTTGCGCTCTTGACCGGCGCAAGCGTACTGCCAGCTAACGCTCTGACGACGGTTGATACCGCACTTGTCGGACTGGACGCTGTTAATAACCTGGTTGCCGGAGTTACCGGACGAGACGAGGAATCGGATACGGACTTGCGCTTGCGCCACAGAGCTGGCGTCAGGGCTACGGGCTCGGCGACCATCAAGGCTATACAGGCTCGTATGCTCGCAGAGGTTGACCTGATCGAGTACTGCAGGGTGTACGAGAACCGGACGGATGATTACGACGAGTTCGGGCTCCCGCCACACTCCATCGAGACGGTCGTTGATGGCGCACTTGACCAGCCGGTTGCTTCGAAACTGCTTGAGTTGAAGCCCGCCGGCATCGAGACGTACGGAAATGTAGCGGTCGCAGTCACGGACGATAACGGCGACTCACAGACGATGAACTTCAGCCGTGCAATAGAGAAGATAGCGTGGGTGCGCGTATCCGTCAATGTGCTGTATCCGGAGGAGCAACTGCCGCCGACTGCAAGCGATGCTATCAAAGTTGCTGTCCTGTCTCACGGAGACTCGCTCAGCATCGGTGAGGATGTCATATCGCAGCGTTTCTACGGACCGATTTACTTGTCCGTGTCCGGCATCCGATCTATCACGGTTGAGGTCGCGCTGACAGACTCCGTGTCTGACACTCCGTCGTACACTACAGACGATGGAGATATCGCCCGGACAGAGGTATCCGCTTTTGACGCAACGCGCATAACCGTCGTCGGTATATGATGGACTATCAAAAAATAGCGGTAGATCGCCTCACGGGCCAGTTCGCAGAATCGCCGAAGCTCCGCTCGCTCGTCGAGGCGATAGTGTCTCCGCTTGCGGACGCTGAGCTTGTTGCTGATGCGCTGACTGCGGAGCGGTGGATTGATTCCGCTGTGGGTGCGCAGCTTGACGGATGCGGGCAGATTGTTGTCGAGAGCAGAATGGGACGGGACGACGAAGAGTACCGCAGGGCGCTCAAGTTTCGCGTGTTCATCAACGTCTCGAACGGCACTCCGCTTGACTTGATGCGCGGTCTTGCGTATCTGACGCAGCCCGACGATGCGCAGTATATCGAGCAGTATCCGGCTACAGTGATGCTTTATACGGACGGTCCGGACGTTGACGCAGATATATCTGTGACGATGCAGGACATCGCGCCGGCAGGTATATCGGATGTCCCAGTGATGGTATCATACACCGCGACGCCGTTCCGCCTCGCGAAATCACCGGTCCCTGATGAGTTATGGGTGTCGTCCGGGTCGCTCGATGTTGCGGGATCCGACTTGCAGGTGTCAAGCGGGGCGGTAGTCACTGGCGATTACTCGCTCGGAGGCGTCGTCCCTGCGGAGCTGTCTGTTGGCGATGACCTATACCTCGACGTAGACAGCGGGACGCTCGGGTTGTACTGTTCGTCGTTTCTGACTACATTGGGGAAATCACACTTAACCGGCGTATATCAATGATATCTTTTGCGGAAACATACACGGCGTATCCGGACGGCCAGCAGGGCGTAGGCGCTCCTCCGGACTCTGTCATCTTGCGCGGATTCGTCCCGGAGACAGCCGGCTCCCGAGGCCAGCCTCTTCCTGCGCAGTGGATTAACTGGCTGCTGCAGAAACTTTTCCGCCTCGCGAATCGCGATGTGGTTACCGACGCGGACGGCGAGGGATTATTCGTCGTGCCGGATGCCACTATACGACTTGAGGCTTTCGACCGCGACAACCCCGCGCGTTACATCGTCGCTGTCGGATGGAAGGCCGCAGACGCAGCGCCTGTGCTCACTGTGGTATCAAGCTCAACGCTCACGCTTGGGACGGGGACTGTCGGAGGCGATCAGCCAGTACTCGGCGGAGATGACGTCATAATCACGGGATATTCCCGACAAATCGGAGACCTCTAAAATGGCCTTTAGCCCAGCAGAAGAAGCGGCGGTAAAACTACTTATCGCGCAAAACAGCGCACTCCTCAACCTTGCAGGCGCAGAATCAACAATCATCTCGAAGCTCGGCGCGACAAAAGTGACGCTGTCCGATATAGTAGCCGCATCTGGCGTAAACCCGAGCGACCTGCTCCTTGCGCGTCAAGGGACGGAGGATGTGAGCGTGACGCTTGAGCTTTTGCAGTCGGGAATCCTTGACGGGCTGCTTGCCGAGGATGTAGGATACGACAACACCACCAGCGGTCTTGACGCAGAGGAAGTGCAGGCCGCAATCGATGAGCTGGCAGACGAGAAGCAAGACGAACTCATATCTGGCTCAAATATCAAGACAGTCAACAGCACATCTTTACTTGGTAGTGGTGATTTGGATTTGGATGCGGCTTTTGTGACAAAGACATCCTCAACAGGAGCAGCACTGATTCCCGCTGGCACAACTGCACAAAGACCTGCGTCTCCCGCAGAAGGGATGTTTCGCATGAATAGCACTACGGGCAAACCAGAGTACTATGACGCAATATCAGCAACTTGGAAAACATTTGGA